AACCCTATCAAACACCTCTTTGCTAAACCCAAAGTCCGCATACTTTGTTCCCAGCGCAGATACATAAGTTTTTTGCATTGTTCTAATTAGTTTTTATGTGAAACAAAAAAGCCCGAAGCGCAGACGGACTTAACCGCCTGTGTTTCGGACTCTACTAGTGGCTCTATGGCCTTAAATGGTCTCTGTCAGGTCTCTAAGGACTCTATTGTATGTCTTTAATCGTTACTTCACTTACCTTCTTGCAGCTCCTGCAACGGAGCGAGTAACGGAGTACGCCTTCCAGATGTTCTATGCTCACATTGGTGGCCTTGCCACACTGCGGACATACGATTTTTCTCAGTCTTGTATCTTTCTTCTCCATACATTAGGATGCGTTACGCGACAAATATAAAATCAATTTTGCAACAAAGTGATATGAAGTTGTCACTTTGTTGCAATTTTATTTCCAATTTTGTGCCGTATGGCAGCCAAGAAGTTAATAGATGACAAGTATATTGACCCCGTTTTCGCCAAGGTGGGGAAGAGAGTCTATACCTATGAGTATATCGAGAAACTTCGCAAGGAGAACCTACAACTCAAGAAGGACGGAAAGCCGATATTCAATCTCATTCCGCAGAAAGGATTCCAGGAGAAGGTGTTGCTGACTCAGGCCGACATAAAGATCGTGGGTGGAAAGAGAGGCGGAGGAAAGACCTGGCTTGCGCTCTTTGAAGCACTTCCTTATATCTTCAATCCCGATGTTAATATGTACGGATTTCGAAAGTATGAGGATGACGTCAAGCGAGGTATATGGAAGTCGGGAAAACAAGTCTATAGGGGATTCGGAATACTCTCTGATTCGTACTTTGAGGTAAAGTTCCTTGATGGAAAGGGTGCTACCATGAAGATGGAACATCTTGCGGAAGAGAAGAAGATTTCAGACCGATTCCGAGGTGTGGAGATGGCATATATCGTCATTGAGGAACTTGCCGAGCATACAAAAGAGAATCTTGATACTCTATTCGCCCTACTTGCATCCAACCGTACCACATCCGGCGTGAAGTCTAAGTGTGTCTGCACTTGTAACCCGGTAGGAAAGAGCAATAAGTTAAGGCTCTTCCTTGATTGGTATATAGACCCCGACACCGATACTATTATAAAGGAAAGGGATGGCCAGATAAGATACTTTCATAGATATGGTGATGATGTAGCTGACATTGCTTGGGGTAACACTCCTAAAGAGGTGTATGAGAATCCTAATGTCAAAGCAAAGATAGATAGGCTTGTTGCGGAAACAGGATGTCCTTACACGGACTTTATCACATCTCTTGTATTCATTGAAGGTGACTATGCCGACAATGAGATTTTGAAGATCTCAGACCCTAAGTACATGAACCGAATCTCGGCAAGAGGAACAGAGTCCACCACCAACGACATCGTGGGAGTGTGGAGGGACATAGACTCCGGCTCATCCCTTCTTTCGATGGAAGATATGGAGAGATTCTTCAACAACTCCGAGAAAAGAGATGGATATATGAGAGCATCAGCCGATGTAGCACTCAAGAATGACTTCTTCGTTCTTTATGCCCTTGATGGACACCACATCTGCGACATAGAGATTTGGAGAGGAGCAATGTCAGATGATGTCATTCCTTTCGTGGAGAAGTTCCTCGCTAAGAATGGAGTGAGGAAAGAGAACTTCACCTTCGACCAGAACGGACTCGGAATGTGGCTCTCGGAGTCTTCTGCATTCAAGGGGAAATCTCAACCGTTCAACAACAAGTCTGCGCCATCTGATACAAGAATGTGGAATAACCTCAAGTCAGAGTGTGCCGAGAGATTTGTCAAGGCTATCAAGAACGGAGAGTACAGCATCAGCGAAGATGTGCTTAATAAGAAGTTCTCAGATAAGAAGAAGCACGTTTACACCGTAAAGGAAAGGCTGATGGAAGAGAGGAGAGCCTTGAAGAGAAAAGACAGCGCGACATCGCGCTTTGAGATAATCGAAAAGACTCAGATGAAACTTGAAGTCGGACACTCGCCGGACTTCATAGAGGGGCTTCTGATGATTGAATACCTATTCAGAAAGAAAACGGGATTTGTAAGACGAGGTTTTGAAAATTGGTAAACAGATATGGAGACAGTCAACATTTTCACAATGACACCAAAGCAGATATTGGTCAAGGAGGCCTTCACGAGGCTCGTTCCTTCAGACAGGATGTCTGTCATTGGCGAAGCAAAGGTCGTAGGCAACGAATCTACCCTTGCTTATTCCTATGATACACCTGCAAAGATGGTAATGACGCAGGCAGACTTTATGAGGGAGTTCGATGTCAACGCACATAAGATAAACTCTCTCAAATACTATCCTAACGCCATAATGAGGGGCAAGGAAGGTAAGATTGCCGCTAAGATCAAGTCAAGGATTGCGATAGCATGGCAGAAGCGCATCCTTGTCAAGAGGCTTGCCACCCTTACGGGTAATAATATGAACATCAGATTGAGCAACTCCAAGAGGTCTAAGCAAGATCAGCGGATGCTCAACGACTTCCGCGAGGGATGGGAGACAAAGAACATCGAAAACCTATTCTATCAGGCATTCAGAGCCGATGGAATCGTTGCCGATGTTGCGGTATGTTTCTACCTCTCAAACGGCAAGATGGGATGGAGAATCTTCTCCTTCTTGAGCGGAGATGTCCTTTATCCTCAATATGACCCTGTGACCGGAAAGCTCGCAGTATTCGGCAGGAAATACTCTATCCGAGACAGCAAGGATAATGAGATTGTTCAGTATCTTGATGTTTGGGATGATACTCACTACATGAGGTATAAATACAACAAAAAGGGTGTCAAGGGAACCACAAACGCCGTAAAGGAATGGTTTGGAATGGATGGATGGGAGATAGACCAAGAGCCAAAACCACACGGATTCCCTCGCATTCCTATTGAATATGACCGCTACGGAGAGCCGTTCTGGGCTAACTCGCAGGATAGCGCAGACCTTTATGAACTGACCGTATCGCAGCTTGCTGAAAACAATCAGGCATATGCCCTCAGAATCCTCTATGCCCTCGGTGGAGAGATAGAACTTCATACCACTTTGGATGGCACTCCTTCCATGATCAACTCAGCAGAGCCAAATGCAAAGGTCGGATTCCTGGAGCCTGCGGACTCTTCAAGGTCATTTGAACTTCAGTTGAGCATCTTGGAGAAGGCTATCATGCGAAACTCCTTCGCTTCAGAGACTCCTGAACTCAAGTCCGGCTCAGACCTGTCTTCCCTCACAGTGCGCATGCTCCTTATGGACTCCTATCAGCAGGCACTCTTGGATGCACAGCACTTCCAGCCTTTCATTGATGGAGTCGTAGAACTCTTCAAGTTCGCATACGGGATCGAGACAGGAAGACCAAGCGACTTTGAGACCTTGCAGGTCAAGGCAGAACTCTATCCATATGTCTTCATGTCGGAAACAGAGCAGGTAGCCAACATCCTTCAGCTCCGCTCCGCAGGTGCGCTCTCAAAGCAGACCGCATCCGAAATGGCATACGAACTCGGCTACGGCATCAATTCTGAATACGAAAGGATCGTGGCAGAGGAGAGGGAAGCACTCGTGGGCGTTCAGCAACCGCAGCAGGGTAACTCCGGCAACAATATAGTCAATCAGGCAAGGCAAAGTCAGGCTGAATAATGGATAGAGTGATAGACGAGATGGCGAAAGCCAAGGATGATGTGGAGAGAAGACTCCGGCAGTACATTCCCGAAATAATTAGGGAGTGTATGGCTTTCGGCTATCTCGGAAAGAACTTCACATTCGATGTTTCTGACCTCTCTGATAGGGTAAATTCAAGACTTATCGCTCTTTCCGATGCAATCCTCGATGATATAGAATCAAGGGCAAAATGGGCTATTTCCTACGCAGAGGAAGAGGATGATGAAGATGCCATCCTTCTCTACATCAAGAGGAAGATAGGGGAGGAGGATATAGTGCAGAGGCTTGACAAACACTGCTCCACACTCCGCTACTTCCTGGAAGGATGGATAGCAATAGGAATGGTAAACAAACTCAAGGAATATGAACTCACAAACAACATTTTGTCATATATTGACAACCCTTTCGCTTCTCCTCTATGGCAGGAGGCATTCAATGCAGGGTATCTTTCGACTGCAATCCGAAGCCAAGGATACTCCTATGGGAAGGGTAATCAGAGGAATGTCCTTTCGGCACTTACTGAAATTGAGCGATATGCAATAAATGAAGCATTCCAATATGGAAGATTGCTTCATTATGGAAAGACCGGGGCGATAGGCTATATCATTCATCGTGGCAGTTCCTACGATTGTCCGCATTGTGATTCAAACTGCGGATTCGTGATTCCCCTAAATGACATAAGGCTTCCCCAGCACAATAGATGTTGCTGTTGGAGCGAGCCTATCTTCTCACAATAAGCGATTGTCCTTGTTGCGGCCGTAAGCAAGGAATCGAAACTACTGCATACTACTATCGTTGCAGGTTGGAATCGTCAGTCCATTGAGGTTTCCCTCTCAAGGCAAAAGGGAGTGCCGATGTGAAGTCACATTCGGTTTCGGGGCAGGAGCATCTTGGATATGTTTCCTGCCCTGTGTTTTTGTATTAGACATTATTGGATAAAAAGTTTACTCTTTAATAGTCAGTAAGTTATATACTATTTTTCTAAAAACGCCTAAAAGTTTCTCCTT